GGCTGAGTCGGAATGGCGATGTCGATATGCGCATCCAAGCCGTCCACGATCCGCCTGGAAATCTCGGCTCGCGTGCCTTCCGTATCGAGTCCCATGGATATAACGACAACGGACGGGTCGCTCGCGGCTGTTGGCTGAGTCGGAATGGCGATGTCGATATGCGCATCCAAGCCGTCCACGATCCGCCTGGAAATCTCGGCTCGCGTGCCTTCCGTATCGAGTCCCATGGATTCCGCGATGGCAATCACATCCGTTTTGCGGGGCAGTTCGGCAAGTGATTCGATGGTGTGAGGCGTAGCGGATTCGTTCATGGTGTCGGGTTGGTTATCGGATTTTGACGTTGAGACCAGCTTGGAAGTCGGTCACTTTCTGGAGCATGACATCCTGGTCCAGGCAGGTAAAGGCGAAAGGATACTCAGGGTCGCCGGCACACTTGTTCTTCCGCTTGCGCACGTCCCTCCAGTGCGCGTCGAACGTCGAGTCGGAGATCGGCTCCGCTACCACGCCGTCGTCCACCTTCGGATAAACCTCCCGCAGATCCTCGAACATGAACTCAGGACGCGGCGGACGCTCCCATCGTTGCCACAGGCGCAGGGCCAGCTCCGCGGCTTTCTGCACTTCCATGGGCGCGTAGATGAAATACTCGCGATGCGTCGGCTCGATCTGGAACTTGCTGTGATAGACCAGCAGCGTCACGATGTATGGCACCTGCGCACGCACAAGCGACTCGCGAATCGGATCTCCGGACTGTCCGCTATCGTCGTAATTGCCGACGCGAGCCATCCCCTGGATGTAGTAGGTCCGCATCTGCTTGGCGGACAGCACCGCGCCGTGCTTCGGATTATCCACGGGCCGCCCGAGATGATCCCGCAACTGCACATTTTTGAAAATCTGCGCGTGTCTGGCTGTGTTTTCCATGCCCCAGTAATGCGTCGCCGCCCGGATTCCGTCAACCCGTTTCTCTCTAAGCAAATTACGTTTCGCGCCGGGTATCATGGGTCGGTGCAGTGTATTTGACAATCCGTGATACCCTGGTCTCGTGCGCGGCGCCCCCGAACGCGTTGAGCTACCGCGTCTTACAGATTTCGACTCGAGTATCATTTTGCCTCTTTTGAACTTCCCGATCGAGTATCATTTAGCCGTTTGCATGATACCTTTCTTCTGGGTCCTATAATGCTGGCGGCAAAACCACCTCGCGCGTGATGCGCAGAGTCTCGAACTTTCCAGGCTCCAATTTCAGCGTGTGGATGTAGTATCGGGTCGGCAGATTCAGCCACCGCGTCAGTTCCTGTTTCGCCCGTGGAACACTGCCCTTGGCTGGCTTCGGCATGCCTGGCTCTTGCAGGGATTTCAACCGCATCAGGTAGAGTGCGGTGTCTGACGTCGGCAGCGTGGCGACGTTCGGCGAGATCATGTGATACTCCGCGCCCCTGGAGCCGCCGCTGCCTTCTTCGCGCGCCTGCGTGGACTTCTCGCGAGACTCGATCAGCTGCGCTCGTGCTGCGATCAGATCGACCAGCTGCAGGTCGCCACGATCGGACGCCGCCAGGTTATCGTCCACTTTCGCTTCCCGCAGCCGCTTCAGATCTTCGGCTTGCATCGCGGCGTATGCTTCCAAGGACAGAAGCTCTACCCGGATGTCTTTTGCGACGCCTTCGGAATCGCGGTAGTTGAGGATCTCGATCGTGGTGCCTGGCGCTGCGCTCAGTAGCGCGGCTTTGATTTGTGTGATGTCGTTCATGATGATGTGATGGTTGTTGGTGTACGCAAAAAGCCCGGTCACCGCACTGGGCGATGACCGGGCAGATGAACCGCAAAGAAATTCTACATTTTGTCCTACGCGCTGGCCACGGCGTCCGACGCAACCGCCGGCTCGAGAATCGGAGACTGCTCCTGCTTCATCGCCATGAACTGATCGACAGGGTCCGGGTTGTTCGGCTGCAACCGTTCGCCCTGCTCCTGCATCATGTCGCCGCCCTCGGCATCCTCACTCATGCCGCCGGCAGAGTCAGACGTGAGTTCCTCCTGCATGGCGTCGCTGACTGCCGGATCTCCGGACGGCATCCGACCTTCAAGCGCGGGGTCCGCCGCCAGCATATCGTCGCTGATTGCCGGGTCTTCGGCCATCATCTGTTCGAGCTCTGCGGAGAGCTGTGTGTCCGCCGCGGTCTTTTCCAGAATCTGCGGACGGAAATAAGTCAGCTGCAGCAGGGTGGCAATTCCGGCGAATTTTTCGATCTGCTCTTCGCCGTGCGACAGGACCTCGTCATACAGACTCGGCACGAGATCGGCGAACTCCGCAGCGGCCAGCGCTGCGACAACGGGCCGGAGCCTGGCGGACTTGCAGATCGCAACCGCCGCAAGCGCGCGCTCTGGTAGCGGCAGCGGCTCATCCGATGCTCCGCGGGCGAACTCCACCAACGCTTCCATTCCGCCGTCGCGCTGGGTTTGCACCATCCCGGCGATACCATCCCGGGCTGCCTTGTGCAGCAAGTCCGAGGTGACACACACCGATGCCGATTTTTCGTGGGCCATCTGATCCACAGCCAGCATCAGGAATTCCTGGGCCGCAGCTTCACAGTCCGCCTCCGCCCACAACGTCGCGGCCGACTTCAGCTGCTCTTCGTCGCCAACCTCCGGCTCACTCAGGTGGCCGTCGGCAGCCACCTGGCGCACGCGCTTCGGGTATCTGGACTTCGGTGTCTGGACTGTCGGAAAGGCTTTGCGCAGTGTCGCGAAAGTGACCCCGCCGGCCGCGAGCGCAGCCAGCAGCGGCAGCGCCACAGGCGTCGCCGAGATCAGGTCATACAGATTCATCTTGGCATCCACTGCCGGAGCCGCCGCGGCACGTTTCGACACCTCGAGGTCCGCGGCGAGAAGCGCCTCGCCCTGCGCTTCGTCCAGCAGCTTCTGCTTGTGCTTTTTCTGCAGGTAATTGTAGACGGCCTGGGTCAGCGCGTAAGCGCCGCCGGCGCCCAGAATGCCGCCCGTGACAGCCAACCCGGGCGCGATCCACCGATTCACGTCTGACGCAGACTTCTGCTGCGGGTGCGGGGATGAGATGTAGAGCGTGTCGTCGTTCAGGCGCGATTTGTCCGCGAGCTCGTTCTCCTCGCGCAGCGACTTCAGATAGTTCAGCAGCGCCACGACCGCGCTGGCGCCGGCCCCCAGGGCCATGCCGCCGACGGCCATGTTGCGCACGAGACTTGTTCCGCGCGCGTCTTGCGCGGCGGCTACATCCGGCGAGTTGACCGTGCCGGTGAGTTTACCGGCGGCTCCTCTTGCTACAGTTTCGATCAGGTTGGTTGGCATGGTGTCAGAACTGCATGTATTGGACTTCTTGGTAAGTGATGAACACGACCCAGGAGCCTTCGTAGGGTTGCTTTTCCAGCACGGAGATCGCCAGCGTCGGCGTCTCCGGGTCTGCGGATGCTTTCAGCAGGCGGTTGTACTCGGCCAGGTCCGCCGGTTTCGATAGTGTGAGTATTTTGGTCTCGGGGTTGACGAGTCGCACGGATGACGGCTGCTCCGCCATCTGCCCGCGGATGGACGGTTTGCTTCCCCACCTGGTATCGGTCGGTCGCGTCGGCGTTTCGTCGTCATCCTTGGTTGCGTCCTTGTCGTCCGGACCCGCGGGCGGACGGTCTTCAAACCGATCCGCATCGACTTTCGCGAACTTCTCCTGGTCCTCCGCCGAAAGCGCGGAGGCGGATTTTTCAAACATCTCTTCAGCGCTATCCATCAGCGCGGCTTCCTGCTCTGCGGGCGTTGAGCGTTTTGTTTTCGCGTCAGACATTGTAGCGTGAGCGTGTTGTTTTTGCGGCGGGTTGAACTTCGTTCGCCATGTCCTCCTCGATGTCGTTCTTCAGCTTTCGATACGCCTTGACCTTCTCCATAATGATCGCGTTCTCCGCCGATGACTGCTCGGCGTTGCGTGACAGCAGAAACGCGAGCGAACCCAGTGCAGTTCCGGTGAGCGCACCGCCGGCTGTGAGGGTCTTGAGGATGTTCCCGCCGATGTTGTCATGCAACGCCACGGCGGCCGGCAGCAAGGCAGCCCCGGCCTCCTTGCGCAGCTCCTCCTGGTTTGCGAGCGCGCGACGGACACTGTCCGTGAAGCGCCGATAAGAGGCGTGCCACGTCGCAGTTTTTTCGAGGTTGCGGAAGAGAATGCACACCGGCGAATGCGCGTCGCCGAATCCTTCAAAAAGATCTGCGGCCAGCTTGCACAGCTGACGCTCAAAAGGGATGCCCTCTTCGCTGGTCATGACGCGCTGTCTGCCCTGCCGACGCAGCATCTCGTTGCGTCCGATTCCGAACGCGGAAGCGGCCAGTCCTTGTCCAAACGCGAATCCTACAGCGGTTGCATTCATAAATGTTACAGATAGTCGGTGATTGAAACTTGTCCCAGAATGTTGCGGCTCGGACCGGCGTCGTAGCCATACCCCATCGCGCCGCCCAGCATACCACCCGCAATCATTGGTAGCAAGCCTTTGGAGCCCAGAAAACGCACGGCCAGCGCGCCAATGCCGGCACCAGTCGCAGTGCGGAGTAGGCGATAGAGGTCCTCCTGATCGGAAGATCTGGCACTCGCAAGAGCGCGCAGGATCAGCGCGCGCTGTCCGGAGTTGATCGACGGATCGCTGTTCAACAGTTGAATGACGAGAGGCAACCAGTCCGTCGCTGCCTGCTTTGAGAGCCACGCCTCGCGGCGGTTGTGCTTGCTCTGCGCCCATGCAGTGCCGGCCGCGCCAACGCCGCCGGCAAGCAGCGCAGCCATGAGCGCGCGCTTGATCGGACTCCCACCCTCCCGCTTGCTGGGTCCCCACAGATAGCCACCCACTCCGCCGGCCAGCGCCGACAGCAGCCCGGCCGTTCCGACGGCCTTGCCCTGCGACGAACTCCCCCAGTCAAGCGCCTTGCCGATGCCGCTGGCAATCGAATCGTTCCACTGCCGCGCGGGGGTTTTCGGAATGCGCTGCAGCGGCGCATACCCGTTGTTGGCCGCTTCTTGCAGATGCATCATCCGGTAGGCCGGATCGAAACTCAGCTTGTACTCGTCGGGAGTCATATACACCCGGGAGTCGTCTGGCGAGAGCCCAATGGAAGCCTTCGGATGTTGGAACGAAATTTTACCGTCAGGTTCGTTCCGAAAATCCCACACCTCGCCCTGCAGGTGGTGCGGAATGGACTTCGGAACCGCGCCGTGCGGTATGAGCGGATGCACGATCTCCTCGCTCATCGCCGTCCTCCACTTCCGTTCCCGACGTGCGGGGAGTTCTGTCCTGGATACTTTGCCACCCAGTTCTCCGAGTCAAACCGGTCCGCTGCGTCTGTCGCACTTCCACGCGGAGTCGCCGCGTGATCGTGGTCGAAACTCAGTTCGCCTTCCGTCAACTTCTTGGACGCGGCTGCGGCAACTTCCTGCACCGCCGCCTCGCGGAGTTTTCGTGGGTATTGGGATTTCTGGTGAGACATCGCATCGAGACTATACGATTATTGCTGCTGTCCGGCAAGCATTTGCCCGACTTGGGCGCGACCTTGCGAACCAGCCTGCGCGCGCATCTTTTCCATGGCGTCTTTCGCCGCGGCGTAAAGCGTCGGATTGATTGCCTCGGCCCGCTGCATCTCCTTGCGGTGCGAATTCGGCTGCTGCGTGTGCATCTGGATCCACTGCTGGGCGATCTCCTGGGCGCGCTGCTGCACCATGGTCGGGTCAGCATTTGTATCGACGGCGTAATCCAACGGAGAAGCGGGGGCGCCGCCTGCGCCGGCCGCCGCACCAGCCCCGCCCTGAGCGGTCTGCTGCATGGACTGCTCGGCCGCTGCCATTGCGAGATCGGCCATGGAACCCTGCGTGCGTTCCTTCTCGTAATTCTTCGCAAGCTCTTCGGCTCCGCGCTGAATCTCCTGATCCTCCTCGATGGCCCGAATGTTCGCGGCCTCCGGGTCGGTGACTCCGATGTCCGGGTAGACATCCTTTCGGGGGATCTCGCGGTTTGCGGCGAGCTGCATGCGCAGCTGCATCCACTCGGCGTTGTATGCCACGACCGGACGCTTGAGTCGCACCTCCATCTCCTTCGATTCGAAGGCTCGCTGCACCGTGCGCGCGATAAATTTGAGCAGCCCGTCGAGTTCTGCGTAGAGCCACTCATACTGCCGCTCGAACATGCGAATGGCATTCGGCAGCTGCTCCGGATTCAGCGTGCCACGGAATAATTCACGCGGGAATCCAAGCCCGTCGAACAGCTGGTTGGTGTATGCCTCCACGACGTCATACAGCACCATGGCCTTGCCTCCGCCGTCGAAGGTCTGCATCTCGATCGGGAACGGCACCGCGTGGATCGATGTGGCGTCCCTCCGGCGCGCGGCGATCATGTTCTGCATCTCCGAGCGCCAGCGCGACATCAGTGTGGTGAGCACGGCGTCGCCGATGTTTCCACCGAAGTTCGGACTCAGCACTCTCGTCGGATGCAGGAATTCCTGCGCGACGGCGAAGTCCGCCTTCCGGTAAATCGCCAGTTGGTAGAGCGCATCGTAGTGCATCAGCACTTCCGGCACTGCCCATCCGGAATCGGAGACTCCGCACGGCGTCGGCGATCGAAAATGATGCACCTCGCCCTTGCGGAATCGATAGTCCTTGTTCTTCGAGATCGCCTCCAGCAGACCGCGCGGCGTGTTGTTGATCTCGTGCAGCTTGTTGTGCTTGACCCTGGCCTCCATGTCCGGAGGAATCCGGTAGATGTATTCCGTCGTGTCCGCGTGGTGCGGCGAGTCCAGATCCACGTAGCGCGGGTCCAGGAAGATGATGGAGAAGCGGTCAGGCGCAGCAGACGGCTTGTCGCGGAATTCCAACCTCACAGTCGGCAGATCGGCCATCTTGCGCTTTTGTTTCGGCAGCTTCGCCGCCGCTGCCATGTCCGGCACCTCGTAAACCATATCGGACCAGTGATACTTCACCAAATGTTCCGGAAATATGTCCAACGAAATGGCGCGCTGGAGTCCGTCGCGGTTGTCGACGAGCCAGCGATCGAACGGCTCGACGCAGCGGACGAACGCCTGGCCGTAGATGGCCCACTCTGTGCCGGCCTTCTGCATCTTCGAGAAGATGCGCAGCGTTTCCGTCAGCAGCCGCTCCAGCTTCTTCTGTTCGTCCTTGTCGCCCGCGTCGACGAATTCGATCCCGGTGATGAAATAGGAAATTACCCGGTTGCATACTGCTCCGTACAGACGGTTGGTCCGGTAGAGATAGAGACACAAGTCGAACGTGGACTTGATGTCGCTCGGGAATGAATCTGTCGACGGAAGCAGGAATGGATCTCCAAACTTTTTGGAACCGTTCAGAAAGGAGTTGGAGATGACGGCCATCGGTTAAAGCGTGTCAGTTTGCGCGCGGACGATCGAAGTCCAGCCTGGCTGCCCCGGCGACATTAGCGACGGATTTGCCGACCTCCGGGAACCGCGCGCTGGCGCTCTTCTCGCCCTCCGCAATGGGCTCGCCGGTTTCGTCGTCAACGCGATCGCTCGGTCGTCCGGAAACGACCGAAGGAACTCCGTCATGTAATACGCCTTGTTTTTCCACGCTGGCAGACTGAGGCAAAAAGCAGAGCAAGTCAATCCCAACCCCCGGATAAAGCTGCATCGGCGGCGCCAGGCACAGCACGCGCACGCGCGGGGAATCGCGGTGCTCCAGAAAGCTGATCTCCAGTTCAGATCCCGGGTGCGGCGCGAACATCGACTCCGAAGATCTCACCATGATCAGCAGCAGGTGCTTGACGCGATGCAGATGCATCGGCTCGGCGCTGCTCCACGCGACTGGTGATTTGACGTCGCCAATCGGCGTGTGGAACACCAGCGTGAGTTTCTTCCTGGTGCGATCGCTCAGGCACTTGGCCACGGCCAGCAACTCGCTCTCTGCCTCGGTGCCGAGCAGTTGCACAAGCACCGGTGGTATGCGTATTCCCGCTTCGCGAACCGTGACAATGGGCGAGTCCGGAATGTCATACTCCGGCGTCGGGACCGCAGGAATGCGAATTGTGGCCTGCTCGATTTCGTCCGCTTCGATGACCTCGCTCAGGTCTCCGCTGCGCATTCTCGCCACCAGCGCGTCGGTGGCGTCACCTGGGTTCGGGGGTCTGGATCCGGACTTCGCGCTCGAGTCCGGCGGCATGGTGGGTTGTGAGTGCATTGATTCTGGTAATGTGACGTTCGACTAGGTCGTAGGTCATGGGTTGCTTGTCGATTCTGCCGTCTATTTTGTGGTGCCGGCTGACGAACATACGGCGCTGTCCATCTGCGCCCCGTTCCATCGTCGCGACGATTCGGTGCGGTGCGAATTTGTCAGCCAGCGGTATCAGCTCCGGGTGCTGCGTCAGGGAGACGTCCACGCTCGTCGGCCAGCCGGCGTCGTAGCGCAGCGTGAACCAGCCGCGTAGCCCGAACGCGTTGAACGCGAGAACGCAGATCGACAGCGCGCAATCGGTGGCCAGCTGCATCGCTTCCGAGAAAGTTGCCGCCGACGCCCATCCCACCATGGCCTCCACGCAGGTGCGCGTCACCCGCGCGGGTGCCACGCTGCTCAGCGGCTGGCCGACGACGTCGCAGATGCGCGCAGCCCGCCCGGTTCGCATCCGTCCGCGATACGGCTTGCTTTTGGAAAGCAGCCGCTTGGCAGTAATCTGCGAGCAGTTCAGCAGCTTCGCAACCGCAGCGCAGCGGTTCGGGAAGCCGTCGGCATACGAGGACAGGTATTGCATCAGCAGCGGAGTCGACTCCGCTGGCAGCAGACGGTTCTCCGCCCTGCCGATGACACCACCGGCCGGTCCCGCTGACATTTACTTCGAGCCCATGATAGTCTTGAAGAATCCGGACACGTTGCGCTCGCGCCGCGTGTCCTGCTTCACATAACTCGCATTCAGCGCGCTGCGGCGGGGCTCCGCAATGATCGCTGTGCTGTTGCCGTAACCTTGGTGGCGGGCGTTGCGGATCTGCTCTTGTGTGGGTTGGGATTGGCTCATGGAATTAGTCGGGTAGTTTGAGGGTCTTCCCCCGCAGGTTGCTGGGGCTGACCCACTCCTTCTTACCCGTGCGCCGGTTGACGAGCAACTGATAAATTCGACCGTCAGATCCGACACGTGCGCCGTGCGCCAGTCGGACGTCGATGCCGGCTTTTTCAGACTCCGGCCCCGCGATCGGATCCACGAAGCCGAACTGCGTGGCGCTGACTGCCGTCATGTCGTCCGTGATGGCATTCGGGTCGCCGATGCCGCCGGGTCCCATCTTGGTGATGCGACGCTTCTGCTCGAGGATGTGCATCGGGTTGATCTCCTCCAGCGCTGTGACCAGCGGATTGGACTTGAGGTAGCCCATCGTGTATCCGCCGAACGCGTCCGGGCCCACAGGGTCCAGGGTGCGCATGCGGCTCAGCCGTCCCATCATCGCGCGCAGGGCATGTCCGTGGTCGAGCTTGATGCGCTCGGCCATCAGGCGGTCCACCGTGTGGACGCGGTCGTTCGGCAGGCTGTCGCGGTCGTCCGTCTCAGCCAGGCCGCGGTTCACGGCCAGCAGCTTCTCGGTGGCAGCCAGCAGGCCGTCGATGCCCACCGGTGCATACTTCTCGTGCTCGTCGTCGTCCGCCAGGTAGCGGTGATGCGCCATGGGCGACTTCATCGGCGCTTTCGGCATCGGCTTCGGGACACCGATCGGGACGTAGGTCGATGCCGCCTTCGCAAACGCAGTCGGGCCATAATCCTGCGGATTGGCAAGCTGGTCCTCGTAAATGGGCACCTCACCCATCAATTGCCGAAGGGCGCGCGCCGTCACATTGCCGTGCAGCGCGTTATCCCGATGGGTCAGGTTGAACCGATCCGCCACCCACTTCCGACGATCGTCAGGCGTCTTGTCGAAATTCCTGATGAAGCCCTGCCGGGTGTTGAACGTCATGACGTCATCATCCACCATCTCCACCCGATGCAGCGGCTCATCCTCCTCTGGCTCGATCTCGGGATGTTCCAGCCCCTGCGCGACGAGGTAGGCGCGCAATTTCTCCAGTGCGACATCAGCGTGCTTGTCCTCCACCGATGCGTGCACATCCCCGGTGTGGGCGTCATTCACGGCCAGGCCCGAAGCTTGCAGCTCCTTGAGGATCGCGTGCCAGTTCTTCCGCAGCCCCACGCCCTGCAGCTTGTCGCCGGACAGCCGGAAAGTCTTCGCCATCTTTTCCATCGGAAACTCCAGATACTTCGGATCAATCTTCCCCGTCGGATGGATGATCTGGACGTGCGGCACGTCGCCGGCATACCGGCCGTGCCCGGGCTCGAAGTGCTTCCACAGTTCCTTCGGATTCTTCGCGCGCTCGATGAGCTGCTTGATCTCATCGATCTTCAGGTCGTGATGCCGCGCGGCAAGGATCGGCTCCTTCTCTTCGTCCGACATGGCGTCCCACTCCTCGTCGCTCAGATGTCCCCACAGCGACTTCCCTGGGGCCAGCTCGACGCCGTGCAGGCGCGTGTCTGGCGCGTCCCGCAGCAGGGCTTCGAGATCGATCCGCAGCGGCACAGACTTCCGCTGGTTCATCGGGTGCGTCGCGTCGCCCTTGATGCGGTCCGTGTCGGGCTGGCCGAAGAATGCGGACGGGCCGGCGAACGACGCCTTCCACGGTTCCTCCTTCAGCTTCTTCTCCCGGAATGCCAGCCACTCGTCGGCCGCCTTGCCGGGGCGCGCGAGTTCCAGCAGGTGCCGGTTCTCCGGGCGCGCAAGGATGTCGCCGGACAGCAGCCCGTGCTCACGGACGGAGTCCAGCGTTTCTTCGGGGATGTAGGACAGGAGTTTCATAACGTCGCGCAGGTTGGTTGCGGCATGCTGCGTATCCAGACTGCCTCCACCCTGTGCTCGATCCCGCTCATGCCCAAAGGAGGGCGATGAGTAGTGACGTATTCAAGCGTTCCGCGCATGAGATCAGTCACCGCCTTGATTTGAGCATCGCACGTGTCTGACAATTCTTGCGTCAGAGTCCCGTCGCCGGGCAGAGAGATTACCATGAACCACATGTCTTCGTCCGCCGCCTTGCGTATCTCGAAAGGCAGAGCGAAAACTCCCAGCGCCTCATAGCCTCCATGTTGTGCTTGTGTCATTTGTGATTGTGTCATTTTATTGTAGATCCTCCGGTTTGCTGTATCCCCCAAGTGAGCACTCAGACACGCGCTCCGTGCCAGGTATCTGCACTCGGTAATGACGCACCTGGAATCTTACATCATCCCGAGGTTGCCTAAGCCCGCACGTGAGCAAATTGATCACATCTTCTTCCTGATCCCTGGTAGGCGGGGCAGCAGACTCCGTCGTAATTTCCACCTCGAATTTGTGCGTGGTTGTCGTCACGACAGATCCTCCGGTTTGATGTAGCCCTCCAGCGCCAGCGTCATCAGCTCCCCAGGTCCAGGGGTGCCGACCGCGTCAGCGCCGCGACCGCGCGCCAGCTTAGCCAGGCGTTCGCGCTCGGAGTCGTCGAAGTCGTGCCGCTGCATGTAGTGGCGGACATACTCCTTGCGCCGGTAGCCTTCCATCCCCTCCTTGAAGTCTTCCCGCTGCTTAGCGGGCAGCAGCTTCAGCGGGTCGATGCCCCAGTTGACCAGGGCGAACGCGCGGCGTGGTGTCGGCTTGGCCTCGAACTGCGCGCCGGTCCGAGCCTTGAAACTTTTCCACCTGGCGATCTGCTTCTCGTCTGTCTCGCCGCGGCGACCGGTGTGGTAGTTCTCATACCACTGCAGCCAGCCCTGCTTGTCGGTGTCGTCCAGCCAGTGCTCCGGCCACGCGCGCATGGACGCAAGGCGCGGACCTTTGCCGCCGTAGATCGCGTTGTAGGACTCCTTGAGTTCGTCCGGCGTGAAGTCCGGGGAGAACGCTGCGCGCTTGGTCAGCGGCACGTCGAACGATTCCCACTGTCCCCAGATCTGTTCGGGCGTGAAGTCAGGATCGAACGGGACGGCTGCCGCCTTGGTCATGCGGTCGGCTGCGTCGATCGCGGTCCCCGCCATCCTCCAGCTTGCCGCCTTCTCGTGGCTGTAGAGGTTCGGCAGGTTCTGCTTGAGAATCGACTCCGCCACCTGGGCGCGGTCCAGCGCCGCCCGGATGTCCTTCACGCGGTCCTCTGGCGCACGCGCGGGGTCGCGCTCCCACTTTGGGATCACCTTGTTGTACACGCGGTCCAGTGTATGCCTCGAATACTTCGCCCGGTTGGCTTCGAGAATCTCCGGCCCCCACCGACGCGCGAGCTCCTCGTCCGTCACCCCGAGGTCCTTGAACACCGAGTAGGCGTGCAGGTCCGACGATCCCACCTTGAGACGATACTGCGCCGTGCGCGGGTCGAACGACACCCGCAGGGCCGAGCCGGTGCCGGGGCGCACGTTCAGATGCGTCTCGAGCTCGCCATTGTCCCGGCGTCGCGTGTAGGCCCCAGGCAGCAGGCGCGACTGCATGGCTGGGGCATACTCGGATCCGTTCTCGATGAACGTCCCGCGCTCCGTCAGGTAAGGCACTCGGGCCAGCGTCACATTCTTGCGCTCGTCGAGCACCTCGTTGGTCACGTCGTCCACGAGCCGCATCGTTCCGCGCAGCCGGCGCACGAGCGACTTGTCGTCCAGCAGCGCCTCGCGTTGCTCGGCTTTGGTGAACCTCGCCGGACCGACATGCTTCATGTCTTTCAGCTCCAGCCGGACTCCGCCGTAGGCGTAGCCGTTGACGTAGCGCTGCATGGACTGCATCACAGAGGTATCGATCGCCTCCCGCGTGGCGTCGGAATCTTCCGGGTCGCGCAGCGTGACGCCTTCTGGCGGCTCAGGGATGTCGGAGGATGGATTCGGCACGTACAGCTTTTACCGCAGTCTGTCACTCGTTGCAATCCGTTACATTATCGGTTCAGGTGTTTCTCCAGGAAGTCGTGCTTCGCATCGTCCGCCTCGTTCGTGTAGTCCAGCACCAGCTCCAGGTCCGCATTCGCGCGCGCAGACTTCTCGTGCAGTCGGTCAAACGACTCCTTCGGAATTTCGTCAGGACGACGCAAGATCTGCAGCGGCTTGCGCGTGGTGGACCGCACCCATTCCAGGATGTTCTTGTCGTGCATCTTTCGCATGCGCGACATCACCGTGACCGGCTCGGCGCCGCACTGCTCCGCCAGCGCATCCACGTCGAACTGCCACCAGCCGTCCTTCTCCACGCCGACGTCGAAGATCGCGTCGCGCGTTTCCGATTCCTTCTTCGTCATGGTCGGAATGACTTCCTCAAACCGGATGCGATGCTGCCGCGCGGCGTCCGCGTCGTGCGCGAAGATTCGCTCACCCAGGCAGAACGACATGATGGCCTGGGTCGCGAACGGATCGATCGAAGCCCGCTTGCATATCTCATCGCGCGACGCCGTGATCGCCCCGTTGGCGCCCTCACGCATCTGACTTGCCGCCTTGAAGAACGCCTTGATGTCCTCCGGCGTTGGATTGCCGCAGCGGATGAAGTGCTTCCGCGTGCGAATGCCCTCAGGAGTCGGGATGATCGTGCAGTAGGAGTCGAGACCGTCTCTGCCTGCGCGACCCGCTTCTTGCGCCAAAGCCACCAGAGTGCCCGGGATGTCGAAGTGCACCACGTGTCTGATATTGCTTTTGTCCACGCCCATGCCGAACGCGTTCGTGGCCACGATGACTGCCTCGGGGTCCGCCATGAACTTGTCCTGGTTGAACCGACGATCCGGCTGCAGCATTCCGCCGTGGTAGAAGTAGACCGGGCGGTTGGTGTAGCGGCTGATGGCCGCCGCGTATTCCTCCACCCTCTTACGCGTGGAAGCGTAGACGATGGTCGGCCCCTCGCAGTTCGCAGCCACCCAGGGTGCGGCCTCCGACATGCGGTCCAGGAACAGGGACGCCAGATGCAGATTCGTGCGGCGCGGGTAGTGGTAGATCAGCTTGGCCTTGAGGATGCCCAGACCGCTCCGCACCTCCGCCTCAGCCTCCTCGGACAGCGTCGCAGAGAACGCCGCCACCACTTTCGGCTGCACCTTCTGGATGAACTCCCCGGCGAACTTGTAGCCGGGACGGAAGGTGTCCGCCCAGTCATGGAACGTGTGACAGTTTCCTATCACGACAACTTTTCCGCTGCGTCGAACCACGATGCACCCGGTGGGTACAGTCACGCAGTAGACCATTCCGTCGTAGTCCGTCACGCGCTTCCTGAATTCCTGCGTGTCTACGGTTGGCTCGCCCAGGCGAATGAACAACCGGTGTACATCGCTGAATGCGTCCGACCTGTGATCCACCTGCAATGTTTTTCGGGCGCGCAGTCCAGCGCGTATGCAGACTTCCTGGAAGTAGTCTGTGTTGTCCTCCACCGTGCTGCTGTAGTAACCCAGCGAATCGCTGACGTCGCTACCATCCCAGGCGATGCATTCGTCGACCAGCGCGCGACAGGCATCAGCCGACAGATCGTTGTAATCAAGCACCTCGCGCATGATCTTGGAAAGCCCGGGCACCCCCGTCACGATGAACCTTCGACGGCTACCATCTGATCGGTCTTTTACCTCGTTGAAGGCATAACCGCCGTCTTTCATGATCTGCAGGAATCGCTTGATCTTTCGCTGCTTCACGAACGAAAACGCAGCAGACGATTTGCTGTGGGCGTTTCCGTCCGCCTGAAAAGCAGTCTGAAGACGCTCCCAAGGTGTCAATGCGGAGCGTCCAGTGCCGGCGCCGGCTGCGGCTCTCATACGCCACATGTAGCTGAACTTGGCGTCCGCGGCAGTTCGCTTTCGCCAGCTGCCGTCAGCCCTGTAAACCAGCAGATCGTGATTCGGAGTTACCGAGATGTCTATGCCGCTGGTCGATTCGATGTGGATCATCTCTCCTTTGTGCCGCCTACGTATGACGCGCGACGGAACGACCAGCGTCATCTCGTGCGTGTCCGGATCCACCTGAGCCACCTGATCTGCATCGTCCAGTGCATCGAATCTCACGAATCCACGACCCGTGAGAATCTCAACGTCAGGCGCAAAGCACTCGTCCATCGCCACAAAATCAGGCGGGAACTGCGACACCACGTTCGACCACTCCGGATTCGAGAAGCGCTCCGGGCTGACCAGCATGAACTGCAGCGTGCCCGACGCCCAGTCCCGCAGCACCGAGGCGTTGTGTCCGTCCGTCTCCTGGCTGGAGATGGACGCCGCAGCAAGCCCCTTGCGCTGCATGGACGTGGCCTGGTCACGCATGAGCGCGATCAGCGGGTAGATGACGATGGTGCGCCAGCCCATGCACAGCGTCGGCACAACGAAGCATGCACTTTTCCCAGACCCGGTTGGCAGGATCGTGATCGTGTCCCGCTGCGCCATGATGGACTTCACCGATCGGTCCTGCCCCTCCCGGAGCGTGCTGAACCGCAGGCTGTTCAGGACCGCCGGCATCTTCTTCATTCCCTGCATCAGCGCCTGTATTTCGGCGGTGGTTGTTACGGCTTTCCGCGCTTCGATCGGAGGACTTTCAGTTTCGGATTCTTCGGGTTTCGGTTTGGTCAGAGTCGACATGATGATAGTTGCACGGCGATGATCATGGAGAGGTCATCGCCGACTTTGAATGTGTGGAATAAACCTCGACATCTCATGCGTTGCAGCGCCGCCAGCATGTCCGCCCACGGATCGGCGACAGCCAGCCATAACGACTCCGGGCCGGATGCGGTCGTGTCCTTCACCACATACATCGACCCCGGCGTCGACAGCAGATGTTCCGCAAGCGGCGTCGACTCCTCGTTCATGATGTCCGTCGCGACAGCCGCCACCCACGGATACAACCCGTGGGTGGCGACGATCAACAGCCGCAGGGGTGAGTCGGCCGGCAGGCTGTCCACTGCCGCGGTCTTGACATCGTCGAGAGCGTCAGACGCCGGCACTCCCAGCAGCTTCGCCAGCATGCGGCTGACGACCGAGTCCGATGCCTTCACCGGCGACGGTGCGTGACGCTTCACGGCACCACCTCCGGCTCGGCGCCGTCATCCTCGTCCTCGTCATCAGCGACGTCGTTCTCGGCGGGCACGATATGTTTGATCGCCCGCGCATACCCTTCGATGTCCAGCTGACCGCCGATATACTCGATGTGCTCAGGGTGCGTATGCAGCGCGCGCATCAGCTCCTCGGGCTTCACAGCCACGCAGCCCAGCGCATCGCAGGTGTAGAGGTCCTTCTCGACAGTCGTACCGAGGAACTTGTTGGTCACCATCCAGGTAGCGGTCCGGTCTGCGTAGGTGAACGCGGGTGCCTGATAATCCTCAGTGTCCTCATGGCGGTCGAAGAACAGCGTCATGTCGCATGTCCTGCCCCTTGGTCCATAGGAGTTTTTCAGCAGCATCACACGCAGGACATGCCCGTAGACCTCCTTGTTGCCGTCCTTCGCGCGAATGTCCGTCGTCGACATCATGGTCATCCGATAGGCGCACAGGCGCTTCATCGCCCGACCGCCGACACGCGTGTCGTTCTTCAGCGGGCTCGGCGCCATATAGGACGGCAAGGGCTTGGCGGCCATGTCGACCTTGTCGTTCTGCTTGTTGATGAACACCACCGTGGTGTTGTTCTTCTCCATGAACGCCGGCAACCAGCGCGCCATTCCCTGCGCATGCTTCGAGTGTCCGAAGTTGGATCCGTCCACCGTGTCCTTGGGCGCTTCCTTCTTCGCGTTGGCGGCCAGACCCCAGTCCGTATTGCCTACGGCCTCGCTCTTTGACATCAACCCGCTCCACGGATCAGCGAAGAAGAAGATCGGATTGCCTTTCGTTTCGGGATCGCTGTCGCACCTCTTGCGCAGATCTTCGACCGTCTTCCGGAGCGTGTCGTCGAACTGCGGCAGCGACCTGGCTTCAGTGTATTCGATCGAGTTGACCTTGATGACCGCCAGCTTCGGGTCGCGGTCCATGATGCGCTTGATGCGCTTGTCGGACATCTGCTTGCCCTCGCACTCGCAGTAGATGGCGTAACAGCCCATATCCAGCAGCCGGCTGATCCAGTCGAACACGAACGTCGTGCTGCCGACGCCCTCCTGCGCGATGATCTCGATGGCCAATGGGTAGCGGAAACCGATCGAGCCCAGCATGTTCTGGAACTGCAGTTCGTCGTATGGAATCATGTTCCTGCGCAGCATGGCCGGGGTGAACAGGCGGATGGGCCGCTGCTTCGATCGCTCATGCAAGACGTCGATGCTCTTGCGGATGTTCTCGGTCATCTTGCTGAGGACCTTCACCCTGTTACCGGCGTCGACCCGCGGCTTGAGCAGCAGCGGCTGGAACTTGTCCGGGTCTTCGATCTGGAGCTCGGCGGGCGTTTTGGTTGGTCTCCGCGCGACTTTCTTGGGGGCGGGTTTTGCAGCCGGCACAACGGGCTGCTTCTTGGGTGTGCGTTTTTTAGCTGGCATATGATAGGTAAAGGAACAGAGACACCGGGGAGGACGGCCTCCCCGGTGCTCAAGTTACTGTTGGTGTGGGTGTCGTTTAGTCGAGCAGTTCCATCAAGCCGGAGACCACGTCATCCGGCAGTTCCGTGCTGCGGCCTTTGTCGGTGGCGTTCCACGCGCGTTCGACCAAGACTTTGGCCTTCTTCTGCTTGTCGGCGGCGAGCCGCTGGAAGCTGCCGGCGTCAGGAAACAGCCGCGTATGCATGCCCTCCAGTGTCACCTCGCCTGCTGCTGAACCAGCGGGCACCGTGGGCGGTTCCTCGTCATCCGGCACCATGGGTGGTTCTTCGTCGGCTGGCACCATGGGTGGTTCTTCGTCGGCTGGCACCATGGGTGGTGCGTCATCACCTGCCGGCAGAGTGACCAGCCCGGACTCCTCCAGGCTGACCCACGTGTTCGGCCTGATCATGACTTTGACGCCTTCGATCTGTCCGGCGTCTGTCATCGCCTGGAGTTCCGCCAGCGTTTTCTTCGCCGGTTTCACGCCTGACGCGCCCGCCCAGAACGGCGAGGCGAGGTCGCCCGCCTTCGCGATCGGTGCGTCAGCAGGCGCGCGCTCCTTCGGAGGGGACGTGCGTTCTGGCATCGGCGGCTTCGCGTTGGTCGGAGCGAGACGCGAAGCAGCAGGGCCTCCGCCGGTCACAGCGGCGACTGGATCGCCGTCGTCCGGCGCGGCTTCGCGCGACGTACGGCTCGCGCGCGACGTGCGAGTCTCCGCGTTATCTGGCGACTCTCCGTCCGGCGTGCGCGAGGCGGCTCCCGCTGTGAGGCGGACATATTCAGGACGGTCTGCGGGCAGTTCCCCGCTGTAGCGCTGCGCGCAGGCGCCGCGAATCATTTCCATCGTGACGGCCGCGTCGTAGGTCTTGATCATGTGATCCACCTGCTCCTCGTAGGTGGGGATGTTCCAATTCGCCGGGTCCGGCAGCAGGAAGCGGCTGGCCAGCACCTCCGCGCTGATCTTGTGGATCTTCGGCTTTTCGTCGAGGATCTCGGCCCGGTCCGTGAAGCAGATCACGTTGGTGTCATACGGGTCCTTCGGGTCCAGGTTGACCTTGTCAATGTGCCATTCCAGCGCGCTGGTCGGGTCGGTCGGATCGCCCAGCAGGTAGTGCGGCCAGTTGGGATCGCGCGCCGGCCCGTCATCCGAGCGGTGCGCCCAGCGCATCTGCTCGATGCAGTAGGAATACGCCGCCTGCGTGATGGCAAGGACGCCGTTGTGCCAGCTGTGCTCCTTGGTGATGCAGCGCGCCAGCGCAAAGAAACGCAGCGAGCGTCCGGGCACCAGGGCGTTTTCCTTCATGGACGGGGCCTTCAGATAGAAGTCCTTCTTGGAATCGCTGAACGCCTTGTTCCGGCGAATCCAGCGATTGAGGTCATCGAACGCGTCCGCGACATCATCGTTGCTGAGGGTCTCGCCTCCGATCATGTTGCGACGATTCGACGGTGAGAGCCAGTGCTCCTTCTTCTCGCCGAGGAACGGGTAGCACGTCAGCGGCAGCGCGAACGCGTTCGGCGTGAAGTGCCGCGGCAGACGCTTGTCGGGTGTGTCGCTCCAGCATGCTGCGACCGAGGCGGCGAACGCCTTGTCGTCGAAGGAGAGCGTCCAGTCGTAGGACGGCAGCAGGAAGCCGCGGAGTTTGGCGTCGATCGACTGCTTGCCGATCATGTAGAGCTTGAATGCGTCCCCGCCGCGCGGCGTGGCGCCCAGCAGTGGGCGCCAATCGCCCTCTCCGTAAGCGGCATCGGCATCGACAACAGGTGTGAATTTCTTGGACATAGGTATTTTGGTTTCTGCGTAGTTTCTGAGTGCGCAAAGGCGGACCGAATGGTCCGCCTTTGCAGTGATTGATCCTCGTGTGTGTCGGTGAGTTAAGCGCTCTGAACTTCGGTCGCTTCCTCTTCGCCTTCCTCATCAATGGCGTCGGGGTCCATCTTGCTGTCGGACGGCTTCGTCGCTTCGCGGCGGCTCGCCGCGTTCAGCTTGATCTCGACTGAGTTTTCCGTCGTGTTGACGACCCGCCCGAGATTGCCAAGCCGCGTCGATGTCTCAACCGGCTTGCCAGACGCGAACAGCCTGTCCAGCTCGAGGATGATCGCGGCCGACTGCTCGAAGCGCACGTTGAACGGACGCTGGGTCACCCGGGCGACCACTCCGTCCAGATCGTATTGCACGATCATGGTGGTGACGCCGTCCTGCGACTTGGGCACGACTCCCGACCGGTAGAGCCGGTTCGGGATGATGTCGAGCCCGACTGCCTTGCCGGCGTCGTTGGTGTGCACGATGAACTGGTGGTTCTGCAGTCTGTCCAGTCCATCCGGGACCTCGCCAACTTCGTTGGTGCCTGCTGCGTAGAGGAACAGTGCTTTCGTGGTCGGGCTGTGCTGCTGGTAGCTGCTGCCGTCAATGTAGGAGAGAAGGACGATGTTCTTCCCTGTGTTCGGGTCGAGCCGCGTCTCAGGTGCGGTGATCCGTTTGGCGATGGTTCTGGTGGCGGTTGCGCGTGATTTGATTTTCATGTTTTAGCGGAGCGTTCATACTCCGCGCGCAATTTAGCCGCCTCGTTCTCCGCCTGCAAGGTTTTTTGTTCAATCTCTTGAAGCAAGTCCGGATTGGTCGTCGTCTGAATCCGGTGCTGCTGGCAGAACTGCTCGTGCTCGATCACCGGCGTGCTGAAGGATGCCGGCTTGCACTTCGGGCAGGACGCGATGTGGTAGTGCCGCCCGTTCTCAAACACGAAACCCGTCGCCTGCTTGCCAGGCTTGTAGAACCCCATCAGCGACCGGCATCCCAGACAGACGATGCGTGGCCAGTTCTTGAACTCCTTCCGGCAATCCTCACACAGCAGGTCCGTGTAGTTGATGCCGGGCGCGATCATCACGCCCTTGCAGAACCGTCCGCTGTGCCACTTCACTTCCCACGCGATCACGTCCAGCAGCTTGCCGCAGAGGCACGGCTCGTAGCGCGTCAGCTTCAGATCTGATGCCGACTGAGTCGAGACGCCTCGCAGCATCTCCAGCATCGCGGGCGTGAGCTTGAAATCATCAGGCTGGTCAGTCATGGCGGCAGTCGAGCAGCACACGCCGATGCAGTCCATCGGAATTTCGTCAGCCAGGTAAAGAAGATGAAGAGCCGGGGACCATGTCCCCGGCTCTTCCCACGCGAAGTCATTCCACGCTTATGCCCTGCGGCTCAGGTGTTACCCTTTGCCGTATCCTATGCGGGAGGCGGCATAAGCCGCGCCTCCCAAGCAGGCGAGTGCCGGTATCGACAAGACGATACCGTTACCAAGACCTTTCAGCACCGCCACGACGGCGGCAGCTGAGAAGCCTATGCCTGCCAGGATCGCCACCGCGCAAGCGGCAGCACCCAGAGCACCTATGATCATTTTGATGAGGTCATTCATGTGCAATACATTATGACACGCCAGGCTGCGCTTTTGCAAGGAGCGCGACGCGTCAGTTAAGCGTGCCGTCGCCGCGGATGTCGCCGAACTGGAGGGCATACACGCCCACGAAATATGGGTCCGTGGTGCCGTAGCCGCTCTGGCACGCCTCGGCGCCTGCCTCGCGCAGCATGATGTTGCCGAGCTCGATCATTGTTTTCGTCATTGGTGTTTTGGCTGGGGTAGTCCGGCGAGCGCCCGCTGCAAACGCAGAACGTAGGCGCGTAGAAACTCGAAGAATTCGTCCTCCGTCCTGGTCCACTTCAACGTGTTGCAGTCGTAGCAGGCGATGCGGAAGTTCGCCGTGTGGTGTGCGCCTCCTCGATCGCACGGGGTAGCGTGATCGACTGAAGTTGCTTCCGGGCGTAGTGGATCAGTGCAGTAGTAGCACTCACCTCGTTGTCGCTCGAATATCTGCAGCAGGTCTTGCGGTTTGCAGACGTAGTCCAAATCCTTCAGCGCCACTTTGCTCACCTTCACGCCGCGTCGTTTGGCCAACGCTTGTCGGCCGGCGGTGTTACACGTGTATGCTTTCTTGCGCCACCATGCCTCGTCAAAACCAGAAGACCGGCGAGAGTCCGAGTTGTAGACGCGCGTCAGACAAGTGTCGCATATCTTGTTCAACTTTTCCTGGCATCGTCGATTCTTTCTCGGTGAGAACTCGCTGAGAAGCTTATGTCGAAAACATTTCACACAGACACGCCGCCCAGACGCGTCGTCCGGCGCGGCTAGGAGTGCCAGCTTTTTATCTCGCCGCTTTTTCGCGATTTCCTCTTTGTTGTAGCTGCGGACGCACGCCAGACACCTCCCTTTGGATTTGCCACCGGAATAGTGTATCGGCGCTCCTGTGTCGCAGTGCGGGCATATAGGATCGTTCATGGCGATCAACTTACACCATACGCAGTCTTGACGTCAACAGGCTTCTGTAGGTGCCCCAAACCCGCGAGCATAAGCAGATTGGGGTGCTGCTCTAAAAACTTCAACTTGCTGGAAGGTGCGTGAAACTCTCGATCATCCAACGTCCGCTGATCCTCATCGTTCGGTCGTGTAGACCACCGGTAGTTGAACTCGTTCTCGATAGAGTAGCGCAGCGTTCTAGCTCCGCGCTCATCGTTGTAGTCCCAGGTGTTCAACTCAGACATGCAGAGCGTGTGTAACCGCGCGACGAGGAATCGCTCCTCTAGCGGAGCCAGCGTCACGACGGAGTCATATAAACAGATCATCGGACGCGCTTTCATTCCCAGTCTACGATACGCCATCAGCAACCAGTTACACGCTCGCGCTGAGGTGCTTGCAACTGATTCCTGCATGGCGTAATTCTTCATCTCGCGACCCAGGGCGCTGTCGATCGAGTTGCGCGTGCGCCAGCTCACGCCGCTACCGGCCGAGTGCGTCAGGCAGTGACGAATGCGTCCGGACGCTGCGCGATACATACCACGCTCCTTCGGCGTCCTGGCCATCTCCTCCAGGAACTCTGTCGCGCGCGGTTGACGTTCGCGTATAGCTTCCAGCCCACGCTCGCCGGTACCCTCCTCCGGCTTGACGCCGGTGACAGCTTCGATCTGTCGCTCTAGCGAATTTTCAGAGGCGCCATAGGCGCTAGAAAAGTTGAGTACCTTCCCGGCCGCTCTATCCTTCTTGGCCTTCATCATCTCGCGATACTTACCGTATGTGCTCTCCACCAGCGACCAGTGAATGTCGTAGCGAGTGTGTACCACGGCGCCGGACTCGTCCCGCAGCAAATCGCTCTCCTCGACCTTACCAAGACACACACCATCCGCCCATACGTGCATCAGGAATTTCGGGTTTTGCGCATTCTCCGGGATGCCAGATGTCTTCGCGTCAGTGAACGCCACCCTCACCACGGTCGCGCCATACATCTTACTCTTCAGTCTCGCCCACTCGGGGTCCGGATCAAACAGAATGCGCATCAGATCCTTGTCCCCGGAGATCATCGCCAGCGCGACCATCTCAGCCGTGACGTAATCGCTCTCGACCAGCACGTAGCCTTCCGGAGCCTGCACGCACGACCGTATCGACGGCAAGTCGTCTGCGTCCCTGTCGACCCATCGCAGCAGATTCTCCGGCAGGTCGCCTTCCTCGTGGGCTTCCTTCACGCAGCGCGCCACAGACGCCGAGATGCGCCTGTTCACGAAGCTCGGCCAGTTGAGCACGTTTGGGAAGAACGTCCGCGGCCGGCCCGTCTCCGTCGATGACGTCTGCGGGTGGATGCGGCCGTCGCTCTGCAGCCACAGGTGCAAGCCGTTCTCCTCGATGACTTCCTCGCCGGTGTCCTCGTCGATCTCGATCGTCGGCTCCTTCAGGAACGCCTTCGACAAGTTGCCGACGGCGTTCAGGTTCAGAAGCTCGTCGATGGCGGGCAGCTGCTCCGAGAGAATCGCGAGCGTCTGCTTGTCCACCGCGGGCTTGTAAAGCGACTGGCGGTCCTCAGGCAGCTCCAGCACTTTCTCCCACGCCATGGACGGCAGGCCCTTGGCCTTCTGGTTGGTGGACTTGATCGGGACGAGCTCCTCGAAGTCGAACAACCAGCGCACCATCTGGTCAGGAGACCGGATGTTGAACGCCGGGGAATCCTCCCAATGGGCGATCCACTTGTTCCACTTCGGCACCTCCGCGAGCTTGCCGGCGTCGAGCAGCATCTGCTTCACCTGCGTGCGCAGCAGCTCGCCGTCATGCGCCACGATCGCCGGCAGGCACAGCTTAGTCGCCGCGACACCGAACGCCTTGATGAGCTTCGACCTGAGCTTCGACTCCGCCTCCGCAGCCACCCGTCGCTTGAACGTCTTGTCCAGACGCAGCTTCGCGAAGGTGAACAGGTGACGCAGGTCGTCCATCATCGAGATGTCCATCGGCAGCCCGGTCATGCAGAACTCGACGAACACGTCCGATGAGAACGGACCGAACATGTCGCGGTAGTAGGCCCACAGCCGCTGCGCCTCCAGCTGCCGCTTGATCAGCGGGTAGGCACGATACGGCGTGATGACGTCAGCCGCAGCGTAGGGATGCAGGATGGCGCTCGGGATGAAGCCGTAGCCGCCCTTGCAGAGATCCTTATTCTCGCGCTTCCACATGACGAGCTCTTGGTCGTATCGACCCAGGCTCGTGTATTGCATTGCGATGCGCTCCAACCCGAGGTCCGAGCTTTCGTCGGAAACCTGCTGCGCAAACTCCGTGTCCATTTCCAGCTTCCCGTAGGTCTCCATCCCGAGCCAGTGCTGCATCCACGGGGCGTCCGCCGGGAAGTGGTGGCCGATGTAGCGGACGCCGAGGCGTGCGAAGGTGCTCGCGATCG